GCACATGCTGAATGGAATGAAGTTGACAGCGTCGCTGGCAACGTTGTGACCATGAAAAACAACTTGGCTAATACGTATTACGTATCTAAAAGCGGTGAAGTCGAAGGGCCTGACCCAGCGTTTATGCATGGAGCTTTTCCAGCTGCCTTTGCGATTGAGTTTCTCTATGAAGCATATTCAGCTAGTCAGTTTTCGGCGAGACAAGCGGAGATCCTTGCGAAGATTGTTAGTCTTGCAGAGTGGCTTCTCACGCAGCAGTGCATCGATCCAGCGAAGAAGGCTTATGGCGGGTTCAAAAACAGCGAAACAGGAACGGAATACTGGAGCATTGACGCTGGGCGATGTATTCCAGCTTTGCTTAAGGCTTATGCTTTAACCTCGAATGCGGATTACCTTAACGCTGCAAAACTTGCTGGCTACACTTTTCTCTATAACATGCAGCATCAGCCCGAGTTGTTAGGCGTGCATGACAAATACTATGGTGGCTTCGCTAAGTACGTGACGATTGCTGACGCTTGGTCGCAGCACATGGCCATCGAGGATCTATATGACCTTATTGCTTTGAAAATGTTGGCTGACACCTACGACGTGACGAATGCTTCACGGTATAATTCGATGATGACAGATGCTGTGGGCTTCTTGCGCAGTGGCTTCGAGGATTTCTATTTGTGGTTTGACCCTGAGCCAATCGGAGACGGAAAATGGCATAGAGTGGGCATTAACGAAACAGAGATTTATGATGATCCCTTTAGCTTCGCCTTGCTTGGCCTTTACACGTACGAGAGCTGGAGCGTCACTTCCCAGCGGGTGTACAACTTCATGCAGTCCATCAGGGCCTCTGGGCAATATCCAGCCTACTGGCCGGAGATCTGTTGGCCAGGCTACATGGATGTAATCACACGCTTTCCAGCATGCGCCTATTATGACGCGCTCACAACGGGAATTCTGTGGAAGATTCGCAAGGAGCGAGATCCTCCGAGCTTCAAACTTGCCTACGAGATCGTCAAGAAGTACAGCGACGAGTTTCTCTACTGGGGCCCCGTCTTCACCGACTACAGCCCGATCACGCCTCAGAAGGCTATGGCAAACGTCACCTGGCTAGCCAGAATGTTCCTGAACTATCAAGAACCCTTAACGCGATTCGCGCAGATCCTGAACGGCAAAGGCGAAGCTGTTCTGCTTTATCCGATCCGTCAGGCTGTGGAAACCGTGAGTTACGGCGAGCCCTTGGACGTTTTGGCGATTGTTTCGCCAGTCAGAGTTGAAGAGGTCCTTCTCGAGGCAGGCTACTTACTGAACGACTACCTTGCGTTCTACACTTTCGTGCCAGTGCGCAACCATGACAAGATTAGGCGAAAAGGCGAAGACTACGAGATTCAAACCCTGCAGCCTTTCACCTACGAGAACCAGACGGTCTACTTCAAATCGATCGCCAGGAGGCTGCTTGCTACTTGAGCGAGTTCGAGGACCCTGTCACAACTCTTCTGCGGTTGATTACTACGAGGATCCGCGTGACCAAGGACAGCGGTTCGCTTGCAAGCATCTTAGCCACAAAGGAAGGTTATGACCGAGAGCTCCTGAAGGGGTATGACGCGCAGATAACGATGGGCTTGGACAGCAGCCAGGATCAGAAGCTCGAGCTCGCAGGACGCTTGAGACGCCGCTACATGGTTTTTCGATGTAACACTTACACGGTCGACAAGACGGCTCCGGGCTCGGATGCGGGTAAGGTGATGCGGGACAAGGTAACTGCGCAGATCAACGCTATCATTCGCGAGAACCGCAACCTTCCATATCAAACCGTTTACGACTTCAGCGGGCTCGGATATCCAAGCGGAGATTCTCACAAGGCTTTGGATGCTGGGGCAACGACTGAACTCGCGCCCTCGAGCGTTAATTGGGCTGAACTCACAAACCTAGAGTATCAGAAAATCTGGTCTAGTGACGATGTCAGGCACTCAAAAAGCACCAGCGTGAATAATGAGTATGCGCTGATGCTTTTCAGGTTCAAGTTAGGTCCCAGAGAGCAATCCGTCAAGAAGATAGTGCTGAGTTTTGAGGGTTACGGTACGGCTCCGGCGGGGAATGGGATTACCGTTAAGGTTTGGAACCATGTCGCTGGGGCTTGGCAATTGGCTCAGGCTGGAACTGGCAGCGGGGACGAAACCATAACGATCACGCTTTCGGCGAACTGGCCTGATTTCATCGATTCGAGCGGCTATGTTTGGCTGTTGGCGAGGACCACGAACCCGAGCAATGGAGTTACGGCAGCGGTCTTGTACTGTGATTTTATGCAATGCGTGATTCAGGTTTACGGGATCTCATTCTGCGACGTCATCAGTTATCGGAACATTGACGTCACCGACGTTAAGCCGTACCTTTTCAGAGCCGAGTTTCTGTTGAAGGGCTGGCTTTTCGAATCATTGTCAGGAGCGTTCTAGAAAAATGGTTGAGAAACTGAGAAAAATCTCCTTTGGCTTTGCGTGTCGAAGCCTGTGTGGTTTGAGTCTGAGACGTCCGCATATGACTTGCGTTTACTGTGCATCGAGGAAAGCCTACTATGGGAAAAGCCATCGTCCAGTGCGGTTCATAGACACGTATATTCTCAACATCGACCGGGAGAGGCGGCTAGCAAAAGCCAAGGATGTTGTCCTCAAAAAATTACTCACAATTTGTGAGATGTTAGCCACTTGACGGTCATGAAATAATCATGAATAAAAAGGGAGTGTGAGAAACAGAAATGGTTGAAACGTATGGAGCGCATGAAAACCGCGTTTACTATGTAGAAGAAAGCGTCTGGGGCGTAACACCTACAAGCCCAACAATGGCGAGTGTTCCAGCAGACGAGGTCGACCCGGGAATAAACCCGGGAAACATGAAGCTGAGAGGAGCCGGCAGCTACGATCTGCAGGTGATCAAGAAGGGTCTAAGACAGGTTGGGCTTAAAGTAAGCTATCCGTTGCCTTCTGAAGCGCCTGTCGGATTGCTTCAGTGGGCGAAAATGGATTTGAACAAGAGCCTCAGCATGCAGGTACTCTATTACAAGGGCATTTTCGCTTCAGCGACGGACATAATCTCAATGCTGTTCACCGGGATGAAATTCAACAAGGTAAGCGTTCAGTGCAGCGTAGAAGACGTCATAAAAGCAGTCGCAGAGTTTCAGGGTCTGAACGTCGCATTGGGAACTGCCAAGATAGCTGGGGCAACTTATGGGGACCTCAGCGGAGCCGTGCCTTTCAACGAAAGCTACGTGAAGAAGGCCACTGTCGCCCTTGAACGCGTCACTGATTGGAAGTTTGACGTCGAGAATAACCTCAAGCGAGTGCCAGTCATCCGTGCTAGTGATGGTGACCTGCCGAAGTATTTGCCTTTCCGCCATCGAGTTCTAAGTGGAGAGTTGACCTTCGAATTCGAAGACATAGAAGAAGCTACAGAGGTCTTGGCTGACACGGAGTTCGCTTTGGAATTCGGGCTTGGCGGCGCATGCAAGGCTACCTTCTCAGGCTGTAAATGGGACAATGTTTCATTGCCGACCAAGATGGAAGACCTGATCTCGCTCAAAGCTGCATTCGTGGCCAAGGGCCCCATGGCAATCGTCGCCAGTTAGGAGGCTTACCGCATGAAGACTGAGGTCTTGGAAATTGGTGACCGCTTCGCACGTATGGTGAGGTGACGGTAAGTGGCAGTTGAAGTTAGCGTTTTGGAAAATTTCGGTCGTGAGGCTGAACTGCGGAAGAAGTGGATGAAGATGTGGGAGAATCTTGGAAAGCGAATACTTAGGATGCCTAAGTGGATGCAAGAAATAGTGCTTGAAGACATCAACACAGCCATCAGAAACCGAATAAACGTTATGGAGATAATTCAAAATGCGAAAAGAAACCGCTGAAATAGGCGAGGAATACGGCGAAGAATACAAGGGCCGCTATGTTTTCAGTGAGATCACTTGGGCAAGGCGTAACAGGATAATCCAAAAGTACACTAAGTACAGCAGGGTCTCTGGGCAGGTTGAGAGCAGCGACTTTGTCGCGATACAAGCTGAAACGATAATCGCAAGCTTAAGGGAGCAACCTGAGAACAAGCCCATAACCCTCGAGAAACTACTCGGCGAAACTGAAGGGGTCAGTGTTGAGCTCGGCGAATTACTGAGCAAGGTAGCAAATCGACTCTGCAACGTGTCAAAAGAAGAGAGTGCTTTTTTATCAGAGCAATCCGAAGACAAAAGCCAAACGAAGCCCTCACAGAATTCCGACTCTCTAAAGAGTTCGGATGGACCCCAAACCAGCTCGCAAGACAACCAGCAAAAACCGTCCAGCAATTCCTTGTGATCCTGAATCAGATGGACAAGATGACAGAAGAGGAAATCGAAAAGGCTAAGCGGGAGGCGAAGACCCATGGCCGTTGAGATTAACTGCACCGTGAAGGGTATTAGGGCATTTCAAGAGGCCATGCTGAACTTTGACCGTGCCCTTCAGAGACATGTGCATCGCCAGCTTGCAAGTTGGGCGGCTGATGTTAAAGCGGAAGCAATGCGCAGAGTTCCAGTGAGGACGGGGCACTTACGAAGTAATATTTATTCGCAGATCAGCGGTTGGGTCGTCAACATTGGCGCTGAAGCGACATATGCACTGTTTATCGAGCTTGGAACACGATACATGAGAGCGCGACCGTACCTGTCGCCTGCAATCCAACAATACCTTCCACAACTTGAGGGAATAATCTCCGACGCCATTGAAGAGGCTAAGCGGGAGGCTGCGTTCCGTTGAGTTTCAACGAATTAGGCATAAACATTATTGCCCAGAACTTGGCAAGTGCAGAATTTTCTAGGATCGCTTCTGACGCTGGCGCCATGGCTGCGCAGGTCTCAAGTCAAAGAATGTCAATTAACGTGGAAAATCTGGCTAGTCCTGAAATCAACCGAGTGGCTGAAGATATAGGCCGCGTAAAAGCTGAGGTTGAAGCTTCGGCACTAAGTATTAGTTTTGCTCCTATTGAAGTGCCTGAAATTCCTTCTATCGAGGTTCCGCCTGCGGAGATAACTTTTGCTCCGGTGATTCCGCCTAATATTCCGCCAATTGAAATTCCGCCTCTGGAAGTCAATTTTGCCCCGATTGAAGCTCCAAGCATTCCGCCTATCGATGTTTCAAGCTTTGAAGGCGCCAAGGTCACTTTCGGCGAGGTCGGTGCTTCAGCGATTGAGATGGGCGAGAATGTTAAGGCTGCAGGCTCCAGCTTCACCGAGATGCAAGTGCACGCTGAAGCCAGTACTGTGAGCTTGCGCACCGTCGCCGGCGGCATCAGAACTACTGCCATGATGGGCACAGAACTTACAATGCTCGCCTCAGACTTCGGAATCGTGGACAAAGAGACAAGCAAGTACATGCGCACCGTGATGGCCGTTGTAATGGTTATTTCCACCGCAGCTCGAATGTACAGCTTCCTCACGCTTATGACGACTGGACACACGGCTGCCGTCGCTATTGAAGGAACAACCACAATGGCCACAGCTGGAGCCTTAAGTTTTTCATCCATAGCCCACGGCATCTACAGCGCTGCAAAGTGGGCAGCTGTGGCTGCGTCAAACGCCTTAAACATCAGTACGGCGACTTTCTTGGCTTTGACCGGGGTAGGGATCGCAGTCATTGTGGCCGCAACCGTTGCAATGTGGGCGTTTGCAAACAGCATGAATGCTGCAACATCTAGTGCCCAGAGCTTCAACGCAGCCACTAGCGAGGTGCCTTCCCGCACTCGTGGCATTCAACGTGCAGGCGAGGAAGATCTGTATCGCCGGGGGGTCGAGTAAATGAGCGTTGACATTCCAAAGGCTACTTTGGCTTTTGGCGCCGTTGCGCCGCCTCAGGGCGACATAGTAGATCTTCGAGTACATTTGGGCTGCACGAAGGAAGTAAGCAGTTTCGAGGTTATGTTGCAGAATTGGAATAAGAAGTACAGTCCCGGCGGAGCGTCGCCCATCCTTGTTGGAGTGGACGGGCATATCGACATTGGCAGAGGCGTGTTTGTTCCGCAGTTGATTACTTGCCGTGTTGAAAGCGTCAAGTGCGAATCAACTCCAACCGAAAACTACATTAGGATTTCTGGCCGTTGCTGGGGAGAGAAGCTCTTTCGCAGGGTTGTTACCAAGACTTACGAGAGTAAGAAGGGCGAAGAGATCGTCAAGGACTTGCTCGACAATTATGTTGGATTGAGCCACGTTCGCTATTTTGATGGCACAGGCGTTGAGCTGGTGGAAGATACCGACACAACCTTTACAAAGCTGGCCTATGAAAACACGCCTGTCTGGGACATAATCAAATACGTTGCAGAGTCATCTGACTTGGCTGGCGTTATCGGCTACGATTTTCGTGTAGCGTTTGATGGCAAGTTCGAGTTTTTTGCAAAGAACAGTAAAGCTTCAGAAGTAAGCATCTCCGAGAAAATCGAGGGAAGCGAGTACCGCAAGGACATCCATCGCATAAGAAACAAGATAATCAGTCAAGGAGCAAGCGAGAAACAATATCCATCTGATGCGAATGATGATGGCTTAACGGAGACCACAACCGACTGGACAGCCGATGATACAGTGGCTACGAGTACCGACCACGTTTCGGTCGACGGACAAAAAAAGTACACGGACTCATATAGCATCTGCAGCACCGGGGCAGGTGTGAAGCTAGAAACATGGCTGCATAGAACGTTTTCAGCAATAAAAATGCGGGGACCTGACGGCTATAAGCAAGTCGTGTTCTGGCATCACTGGACCGGGACCCAAGATGCGTTAGCCTCAGCGAAAGTTAGGCTCTATTCAGGGGCTAGTTACTTCGAGATTGACATATTCCCATTAATCGGTTCTAAAGCAGCTTGGACTGAAGTAACACTGCAGACGCAGACGCCTAGCTGGACCGTAAGCGGCACGCCCAACTGGGACGCCATAGACGCCATCCGCTTCATAATCGCGTATCCGGCGGTGGGCACAATATACATTGCGATAGATCATCTGCGTTTTTCTGACTGCCGCTACTCCGCGGTCGCAGAGCATGCAGGAAGCCAATCCACTTATGGTTTACGTGAACTCGTGGAAGTTGACGAGGAGCTTTGCAGCGATAATGAGTGCCTGTTAAGGGCTGAAGCGCTGCTTGCCTACTTGAAGGACCCGGCTGAATACCTGACGGCAAGCAGCACGGTTATCGATTACGGTAGTACACCAGTCAAACAAGCCGACAAAATCCACATAATACTACCTAACGAGAACATAGATGCCGATTTCCGCATAGAAACCGTTGAGTACCATGTGGACGCTAAAACGCAGACGCTTGAAGTGACGCTGGAGCTTGGCAAGGTTCCTTCGATGCTTGCCGATTACTTGTATGCTCTCCATAGCAAGACGGACCATTTGAGCCGTTACAAGGTTGCGAGGTTGATATGATGAAGAATAAGCAGGTTTTGCAACAGGTTAAGGCTTTGCGGCCGGGTGATCTGGTCCGTGTTGACTGGCATGACGCTTCAATAGGCAAAAGTTTGAGCGGCGGGTATGGCGGAATAGATATTCCAGTGTACAGTATCGGCGTTTTCATAGGTTTACTGGGTGAAAATGATAAGCACATCATTTTGGGCCAGAACCACTTCAGATATGCGGATGGCGTTTTCGATATTGATTATACTGCTATACCGCTTGTTTGGGGCGTCAACATCAAAATCGTTGAGGCAGAATGCATAAACAGAGAGGAGGCCCAGCAACTGCTAAACAGTTTCTTGTTGGGTGGTAGACGGATTCTTCCGAAGCGTCCGAAGCGTCAAGAACGACTGAGGAATCACCATGACAGACTGGATTAGAAAGGCGCTCACGAAAACCGTTCAGCGTAAAGGCTCCAGAGGAAAAACAGAAATTATTGTCGTGCAACCGAATGAGAAGCTCGTGTACGCCGTAAAGTTTGCGATAGGCATGACAGTCTGCCTCTCTGGTTTGGAAATCAGTCATATGGCGTTTCTTGGAAGTTGGAGCAGCGAAGTGTTTGCGAGTATAACAGGCTTGATTGGGACCGTTTCCGGGATTTTGATAGGACAGAAGGCCTGAAATTATGCCAAAGGGAAAGCCCTGGACTATTGAGGAGGAAAAGCAGCTTAGGCAAATGCTGAAAGTGGACAAGTCTATTAGTGTCATCGCGAAGGCCTTGGGAAAATCAGTTGATTCTGTGCGGAAAAAAATCGCCCGTTTGGAGTTAGTAGTAGTCGTCCAGCCCAAATCAAAGCGGACTACTACTTCTAATCTTGTTTTGCCTGAGGATCTTCCAACTGTAAAGGAGCAACTTAAGGTTTTGAGTGCGGCATTGAAAGAGTTGGAGACGCCTGGCCTTGACCAGTCTGAGGTTTTGCGGTTACGTAGCATTATCCAGGGAGTGAAGATTTACCAAGAGCTCTTCGTTGATTACGTTGATTACCGTGGTGTTGAGGCGGAACTTATGGAGCTGAGAGGTAAGTATGAAGACCTTGTCAAAAAAGCCCAGAACCCTTCGGCCAAGTGAGATTCTTCGGGAACTGTCAAAAATTAAGGTTCACGAGGCGCTTGTTGACAAGCTCCATGAGGAAAACGCGCTGAAACTAGGCGAGGATCCAGTTGAGTTCTTTCGGCAAATCGTGGGTTTCGAACCTACGGCCTACCAGAAAGATTGGATCCGACTATTTGTGGAGAATCAGTTCACGGCGGGCCGTTGGTGTCGTCAGAGCGGAAAAAGTTGGATAATGGCTGCGCTTCTCCTCTGGTATGGTCTAAGATATCCGGATAGTTACATTGTGCTTGTAGGACCTAGCTGGCGACAGACCAAGCTGAACATTCGCCGAATTAGCTATTTCCTGCGTCGACTGCCCCCAAGCATGTATCTTAAGCCTCAGAAAACGCGTCTTGGCTTTATGAATGGGTCCGTTATTGAGGCGTTTCCGAATAATCCTGACACGATTCGAGGGCCTACATTGCATGCGATTTGGTGGGATGAAACGAATTTTACTCCTAATGACAGGGATCTCTACGATAGTATTCTCTTCACCCTTGGTACGACGGATGGCAAGCTTGCGTGCACAAGTACACCCTGGAATACTGATAGTCTGTTTTGGAAGATGTGCAATCACAAGGACTTCTCAGATTTTGCCAGGCTTCACGTGACTTGGCAGCAAGCCCTTGAACCTAATGGGCCTCTAAAAAAGGGGATTCTTGATAAGATTCGTAAGCAGTTTGGTGAGGACCCCGCCCGGTGGCGTCGGGAGATGGAGGCGGAGTGGGCTGAAGACGAAGACGTGTGGTTGCCGCAGAGTCTGATTGTCGCATGTGTGGGAACTGAGAAAAACTGCGGTGAGGATCTGCAACCTTGGAACGCCGAAAAAGGGTATGAAGGCGACCTCTTTGCTGGCTTGGACCTGGCTCAGGTGCGGGATTACTGTGTTTTCACGGTGATCGAGCGGCTTAATGACCGCCTTTTCCTTCGTCACTTAAAGATTTTCAGTCAGCCAACTAAGTATGCGCATGTCTTGGGCTACGTGAAGACGTTGCAGGACCGTTGGGGCGGCTTCGCGAAGATCCGCGTTGACTTTACGAAAGAGGGTCCTAGCATAATCAGCGACATGGAGACTGCTGGCATAAAAAATGCTGAGGGCGTGAATTTCAACGTTGCTCGCAAGAGTGAGATGGTGAATCTGCTTAAACAGCGTATGGCGGATGAACGGTTTTTCTATCCGCTGCTAACTTGGGAGAAGCCTTACAGGAGCGATGTCTGCACCGAGTTGAACGTTGAAAAGTACGAGTTGCGGAAGGATGGCACTATGATGTTGAGTCACCCGACGGGCACGCATGATGACGTGTTTTGGAGCATTGCACTAGCTGTTTACGCAACAGTCGAGATGAAGCCTGTTGACCTTGAGGCGCTGAGGTTTGGTTAGGAGCTGAAAGTTTTGAGGAGGCGCCGTGAGTATTTTGCTATTCGGCAGTTTCGCAGGGTCTACGACAGGAGCCAGAATCGTTTCACGTTTAATATTTCGTATGAGACAGCTGCCAAGATCACGCCGAGGAGTGTGGCGGTTGCTGAGGCGTTCGGGCTTGGGTTAGACGAAGAGAAACGCTTCGTGATTTATGATAACGTGGAGTTGCAGGTGAAGTCTGACGACGTCGTGCTAATCACGGGGGATAGTGGCAGCGGCAAAAGCGTTCTGTTGCGTGCTCTCCTCGAGGATTTGGGACCTGAAGCAGTTAATATGGCAACTGTGAAAGTGGATCCTGAGCAGCCTCTGATTGAAACAGTTGGCAAAACAGTTGAAGAAGGCCTCGAGCTGCTGAGTCGTGTGGGCCTTAATGATGCGTTTCTCTTTCTGCGAACGTACAACCAGCTTTCAGACGGGCAACGGTATCGTTATCGAGTTGCGAAGTTGATCGAGAGTGGCAAGCAATGGTGGGTGATGGATGAGTTTTGCGCAACTCTCGACCGGGACACTGCGAAAATCGTGGCTTTTAATGTTCAGAAAATCTGCAGGTCTATGGGAAAATCTCTGGTTGTCGCAACGACTCATATGGACCTGCTTGACGATTTGAAGCCCAGCGTGCACATCCACAAGCGGTTCGGCAAGGAAATCTCTGTCGGCTACTTCTCAAACGAGCCTGCAAGGGAATGCAGTTTGATGAGCGAGATGCGAGTTATCGAAGGCACAACTAAGGATTGGAAAGAGCTCGCCGGCTTTCATTATCGCAGTCACAGGGTGGTCGCGCCTCGCAAAATCTTCTGTCTTAAGCGGGGGACCGAGGTGTGCGGAGTGATCGTTTATTGTTATCCGCCTCCCAGTGCCTACGGTCGAAGAATGGTTCTGCCCAAAATGAGCATGAAGGAATTGAATGAGAAGTTGAGCATTATCAACCGTGTGGTTGTGCATCCGAAGTATCGGAGTGTCGGTCTAGGTGCCAGGCTTATTCGTGAGTCGTTGGGTTTGGCCGGGACAGAGTTTGTGGAGATGGTTGCGGTGATGGCCAAGTACAATCCTTTTGGCGAGAAGGCGGGGATGAAGAAGGTTACTGAGCAGGAGCCTCAGAGGGAGATTTTGCGGGTTTCCAAGGTCCTTGAACAAGTCGGGTTTAATGTTCAGCTGCTTGGAAGCGGGAACTATGTATTCCAGAAACTTCAGGCACTCAATGCCGATGACGTGGAAAGGGTTAGGGAGGCCTTCGTCAAAGCCGACCATCCACGCTTCTTCAAGTTTTTCAGCTCAGGGCTTCCATTCGGGCATACGGGAGATTATGAGAAGAAGGTGAATGCTGCAACCTTGGAGCAGCTTGCAGGACTTATCAAAATCTGCGGCTTCCTAATGCAAACGAAAGTCTACCTATTTTGGGACAGAGAATAGAAGCGCGCCAATCTCTTTTCTACCACGCGCGCCGCAGCAGGACTAAGCTACTACAAAGAAAAACAATAGTTTCCCAGTCACTTGCTTTTGTGGGACGAAAGCGAACCTCCGCCTAATAGAATATGCAAAAAGCATAAGCCTGATAACAGGAAAAGTGCATGGAGAAAACTAAAGGCCTTCTTCAACTAGTTTTATTGGTGTCGCGTTATTCGTGTAAGAAGGTTTTATCTGGTCAATTCGACGTATAGAATGAATGTCTTCCTCAAAGGAGAGTGAATGCACTTGTGTCCACAACCAACCCTAGTTGATCTGTTTTCTGGGTGTGGAGGTGCTTCACTAGGATTCAAGAAAGCTGGGTTCAAGATAGTTGCAGCGGTAGACGTAGACCATTCAGCATGCAAAACCTATGCAGCCAATGTCGGGGTTCGTCCTATTGAGGGCGACATAAGAAACATGACTGGTGAGGAGATTCTAAAAAATTCGGGACTGAGTAGGGGCCAGGTCGACATCGTGGTAGGTTGTCCACCCTGTCAAGGTTTTAGCTCGCTAAGAAGGACGAGGAAAAGAGACTCTCCAGATGATAGAGATGACCTTCTAATGGTTTTTGCGAGACGAATTGTCGAAATCTTTCCAAGAATGGCTATCTTTGAAAATGTTCCAGGTATACTGCGAGGGAGAGGTAAGGCTTTCCTAACGAGATTCGTAAAGAAACTCGAGAAACATGGCTACTTTCCAATTGGTAAGCTACTGAACGCTGCAGACTTTGGTGTTCCTCAGCAGAGAAAGAGACTGATCCTTATCTTTGCCAGAGAAGAAGCGATAACAGAAGAGTTGCGTCCAATCCTTCCATCTGAAACACATGCCCACCCGAATCTAGCAGAGAAACTAGGATTGCTGCCTTGGGTGACTGTATACGACAGAATCGCGGATCTCCCTTCGCTTGAAAATGGCCAAGAAACTCCAAAATTCCAGGTACACAAAGCTCCGAACCATAAAGAGAGTACACTCGAAAGGATAAGGAGAATCCCAAAAAATGGTGGAAGTAGAACCAGTCTCCCAAGTCATCTTTGGCTACCTTGCCACAGGAAAATGAAAGGAAAAGGTGCGGAGAGCGTGTACGGAAGAATGGCGTGGCAAAAAACTTCACCAACGATCACTTCGCGATGCACCATTCCAGCCTGTGGTCGCTTCATCCATCCGGAGCAAGACCGCGCCATTACACCAAGGGAGGCAGCACGGCTCCAAAGTTTTGATGATGAATGCATATTTGAGGGAACTCTTGAATCAATAACATGGCAAATCGGAAATGCTATGCCCCCTCTGCTGGCGACTGCTATAGGAAGATCCGTACACCCGCAAGGAAACCAATAACTGAGTGAAAGGTACGTTGCCAGAATATTCAAAGCGTCAGAGATTTGTCAATTCG